TGGTGGTATAGGGATGGGATGAACGTAGGAAACGGAGGCTTTTCTTTGAGGTCAAAAAAACTAATGGAAATTGTGGCAAAAGACGCAGCTTTTGAGAGGGTTTTTCACCCGGAGGACGATGTTATCTGCAGACAAAGGAGGCGTTATTTGGAAACTCAGTACGGGATAAAATTTGCACCTGAAGAATTAGCCAGTGAATTTTCAATCGAAGGGTACAATCAGGGTAATAAAACATGGAGTACTGAATTTGGCTTTCACGGACAGCATGTAAACAAAATAAGCCAATACGATTCGAATGTTGCGTTAATTCAGCAATTTTTTGGGATTGGGGATGTAATATTTTCAATTCAGATAGCCTACAATTTGATAAAAGAGGGATACAAAGTTATTTGGCCCGTCAAAGGAGATTATGTCGAAGGATTAAACAAGGCTTACCCCCAAATTACTTTTATCGACTACAAAAAAGTAAATGTAAACTACGATAACAAGATCGACAAGGTAATTGACGGAATAAGAATGATACCGCTCCGGTGGACCTACGAAACCCAAAAAGTACCATTCAAGGATTGCATGCGCTCAAAATATGACGCAATGGGTTACAATTGGGAAACATGGAAAAACGCTCAGTTTGTAAGAAACACAGAGAAAGAAACAGCACTTTTTAAAGAACTAGGGCTGCACGAAGGACAGGAATATACTTTGGTAAACGAAATATTTTGCACCGATTTAACAGGAAAAAGGGTAATTAACGCTGAAGGTCATATCGTAAAACTTCAGCCCCGGCCGGGATATTCTTTATTTGATTGGGCTATGGTTATTGAAAAAGCAAAAACAATTCATACGGTAAGCACTTCGATAATTTATTTATTTGAAATGTTGCCTTTAAAGGCTGATAAGGTATTTATTTATATCAGAAAACCAAACGAAAGGAACCATGAAAATTATCAGTACATAATGACAAAACATATTGAAAAGTATGTTTTTGAAACTCCTTAAAAAATAATTATGGATAATGAAATAACATGGGAAACTATAGAACAAAACGAAAAGTTTGATATGTGCGCAAATAGGGGCGAAAGCGTCTCAAGAACTCAGATAGGGGAAATTGGAGGCAATAAATTTATCCGATTCCAGGTATTAGAAGCGTATTACAATCAATCCCGAAGAAGTATGGCATATAAGGTTATAAGTCAAACTGTTTTACCCTTTACTAATCAAGTAGAAAAATAATACTAATTTTGTTAGTACAACAAATAACCCAACAACAATGGAAGGCAAGACACCCAAGAAACACGGAAGGCCAGCGATATACACTCAGGAACTAGCGGATAGGGTTTGCCTTGAAGTTGCCACAACAACAAGAAGCCTTAGAACTATCTGCAAAAAGCCGGGAATGCCATCGGTGACGAGTATTTTTAAATGGATACAGGAAGATACCAACGGTTTTGCTGAACAATACGCGCGCGCGAAAGAGGAGCAAGCGGATATGATGGTGGAGGAAATGATGGATATTTCTGAGCATACCAAAGAGGACCATACCGCTTTTACCGGCACCAATGTGGTGCAAAGGGACAGGCTGCGCATCGAGACCCGTAAATGGATAGCGAGCAAATTAAAGCCTAAGAAGTACGGGGAGAAAATGGATGTAACAAACCGGACGGTAAACTATAATGTTCCGCTAACCAAAGAGGAAGCCCAGGAACTCAACAAGTTATTGGAAGATGAGTATTGAGGTAAAAAAGGTAAAGATGTTACGGTATAAGACTCAGAAGTCTTTGCTATTCTTTACACGGTATTTTTTCGTTCAAAGGTTTAAAAGGAAGTTTGTAATAGGTGATCACCATCAGTTGATATGTGAGGCATTGGAAAAGGTGTTACGGGGAGAAATAACGAGGTTGATTATTAACATAGCACCACGTTACGGAAAAACCGAGGTTGCTGTAAAAAACTTCATTGCTCACGGTTTGGCGTTGAATCCGGCAGCTAAGTTTATTCATTTATCATATTCAGATGATTTGGCATTAGATAACTCAGAGGAAGTAAAAGATATTGTTAAAAGCGTTGAATATCAGGAATTGTTTCCTGAAGTACAGATTCGGCAAAATACGGACAGCAAAAAGAAATGGTACACAACTGAGGGCGGTGGTGTTTATGCTACTTCTGCAGCCGGACAAGTAACAGGGTTTGGAGCCGGTAAAGTAGATGATGAGGCAAAAGATTTAGAAGATTTCATGTGGGATGAAAAAGAAGGTTTTGGCGGGGCGTTAATTATTGATGATCCCATTAAGCCGGAGGACGCGGACAGCGAATTAACCAGGGAACGAGTAAATCTTAGATTTGACTCAACTATACGAAACAGGGTAAACAGCCGTAAAACGCCTATTATTCTAATTATGCAAAGGTTGCATGAGCATGATTTAGCGGGGCATTTGATAGCCAATGAACCAGGGAAATGGACGGTGTTAAGTTTGCCATCAATCAAGGAGGATGGTACGGCATTATGGCCTTTTAAGCATACGATTGAAGAGCTGAGAGAATTAGAGGCGATTAATGAGATAGTATTTGAAAGACAGCATTTGCAAAGCCCCAAACCGTTAAAAGGTAGGTTGTATCAAAAAGGTTTCAGGACTTACCGAGAATTGCCGCCGGGATTAACGGTTACAAACAATGTGATTGACACGGCAGATGAGGGGGCAGATGCTTTATGTTCAATTTGTTATAAGCCTACGCCATCGGCTATTTACGTTACTGATGTTTACTACACTCAGGACGGAATGGAAGTAACAGAAGAACAAACAGCTTTACAATTAGTTACCAGTGGCGTAGATTTAAGCAGGATAGAAAGCAATAATGGGGGAAGATCATTCGCCAGGAACGTAGAAAGGATTGTGCGGGAAAAGTATGAGAATTATAGCATTTCATTTTTATGGTTTCATCAAACACAAAATAAGCAAGCAAGAATATTCACTAATTCGGCAGCCGTACAGAATATGTTGTATTTCCCTGAAGGATGGGAAACAAAATGGCCTAAGTTTCATAAAGCGTTGACGGGGTATATGGCAGAAGGTAAAAACAAGCACGATGATGCCCCGGACGCGGCTACAATGGTAATAGAGGCAGAAACAAATATTTTTGAGGTTGCAGTAGGGTAAGACAATAAAAGCTAAAAACAAATAACACTATGACTCAACTTCCAATAACAAAGTGCTACACCCGCAATGATGTAGAGCCAATAATAGAAATAAAAGTAGGATATATAGCAACTCAAGAAGATGACGGGTGGTGGTTAATAACTGATAAAGAAGGGCAAAAGGTTTGTCGGGTATCTGATGCTTCGGCAAAGGAATTAACGGTGGTTGAGGAAAAGTATCAAATGAAAGCGATCGAATTAAGAATAGGCAATTATGTTTCATTACCAGACGGAGATTTTGTTCCTATTGCTGATGGAGGTATTTTATTATATTCTCAGGGGAAATTCGATTGTTATCCGATTGAGATAAACGAAGAATCGTTAGGAATGTTTTCTGTACAATTAACCACAAATCAAGCAACAACAATAGTCAAGTTTGAAAACAACACATTGAATCTTCCAAAAAACAATGAATTATCCTACGACCCGGAAAGCAAACAGTTTACGTTAAACGGAATGTTTTTACCGGAATCACCAAAGTATGTTCACCAATTGCAAAACCTTATTTTTGCGCTTACGTTTATTGAACCTGTAATAACTGATTTATGAACTTAAATATTGACGGCAGCAAAGTAGATATCAGTTGGAAATCAAACATTAGCACACCTATTCGTGTGTTATTGGCTAATCAGTTAATCGAGTTCTTAAACAAAAATGAGCCCTTTTTAATCTACGAAAAGGAAAATAACGGGCTAATTGTCATACCCTCTCAGCAAGTAACCTTTGATTTAAGCACCGGAAGCCTAATTAAGCATGAAGAAAAAGATCAATTGGAATGGGTTGTTTCATGCGCATTTGTAGCCTTTGACAAAATACGGGCATTAACTGAACTCGATAAAAAGAAATTACTTGATGCCATCCAAAAGAAAAAACTAGAAAAACCTGAGAGCAAGATTATTTTGTTAAACTAACATTTTTAGCTTTCAAAAAAATATTTGCTCAATACCTTAGTATTCGTAATTTTACTCCACAGACAATTTTCTGACTTCTTACACGCCATTTATTTAAGCCTCACAAAAGACCCTTATTTAATTCATTAAAGGGCAAAATTGAACTTTCTCGACAGAGCACGTTTTTATATAGCCAGTAAAGCGGCAGGTTTTGCGAATATTACCGGGGCGAGTACAGTTATTCAAGCCGAAATACTTCGTGGTATAATTACGTGGCAAGGACAAAATTCAGTTTCATTCGTTAATGATGGGTTTTGCGGTAACGATATGGTTTACTCAGTAGTAACCGCCATTACCGACAAAGCAAAAGTTTCACCTTGGGAGGCATACAAAATAAAGGATGAGAAGCAATACAAGATGTGGAAAGGGATTATGAGCGATCCCAAATTTGTGCAGAACTGGAAAGCGGTTGAAGAAATAAAAAACAGAGCATTAGAAGTTTATACCGGTGATGACAAGTTAAATGAACTGCTTATGTATCCAAATGACGAGGATACATTTTCAGATTTTGTTGAAGGTATGGGTATTTACAAATTAATTGTAGGTAATTCATACGCACAGGCAGAATTGATAAAAGCAGGAGTGAACAAAGGCAAGCCCAATAAACTAAATGTTCTTCCGGCTCAGTATATGTCAATCGTGGCAGATGTTAACCCATACCCCGCTCAAGTAAAAGGGTATAGGCTTTATATCGGAAAATATTATTCTTATCAAAAAGAAGAAATCTGCCACGATAAATATAGGAACCTGAGAGCTGATGCAAGCGGATTGCAGTTGTATGGAATGTCACCTTTGCAGCCGGCAGCCAAACTTTTGACGAGATCAAACGCCTCAAAAGACGCTAGCGTTGC